TGATGGAACTAATGTTGTAAAAGCAGGTGAACTTAGAAAATGGAGAGCAGTTTCAGCAGCAGAAACAGTTCAAGCTGGAGCTCAACTTTTAGTAAATACAAATAGTGGAGCAGTTACAGTAACATTACCAGCTTCTCCAAGTGCAGGTGATGAAGTTTCATTTATAGATCAAGGATATGATTTTAATACTAACGCATTGACTGTTGGTAGAAATAGTTCAAATATAGCTAATGCAGCTGCGGATTTAGTTGTTAATACACAAGGTGCTGGCTTTAGTTTAGTTTATTCGGGAGACGCTACTACTGGCTGGACATATAGGGAGAAATAATAAATGTCTAATTACGAGGCCACAAAATACGATTTTGATGGAGCTAGCCTTTCAGGTGTTCAAGGAATTGCAACGGCAACTATTATGCCATGGTCTTCTTCGTCAGTACCGTCTGGATTTTTAGAATGTAATGGTGCAAATGTTTCAAGATCAACTTATTCTGATTTATTTGCAGTAATAGGTACAACTTACGGCGCAGGTGATGGTTCAAGCACTTTTGGTCTACCAAATTTACAAGATAATATACCTGTTGGAAAATCTGGTACTAAATCTTTAGCGTCAACTGGTGGAGCAAACACTGTAGCCTCAACTGGAAACGTAGCAGGCTCTACAGCCAATGCAACTTTATCAACAGCGCAACTTGCTTCTCATAGTCATGGAGTTACAGGTGCGCGTTTTACTGGAAATAATAACGTTAAAGGAGCTCAAACACAGCAAATTAATGTTAACACACAAAGTACAGGATCTGGACAAGGTCATTCACATAATATGTCTGCGACCTTTACAGGAGATGCAACATCTGTTATACAACCTTATTTAACAATAATTTATATTATAAAAACTTAAAGGAGAAAAAATGGCAACTAACGCAAATTGGACAGTAGTATTTGATGATAAAATAATTATTAAAAATTACTCAGAAGGTGCTAATGAAGGTGTAGGGCACAAAATCAACAATGATTCTTTTTGGAACGATTCTAAATGGTCAAATATTTGGGCAATTCAATATGTTTCAGGTAATGAAGATTATAGTGATAGTGTAGAATATAGAGATAATACAGCTCATACTTCATGGACGGCAGCTAACTTAGGAGATTTTAAAACTCAATTTATTGATAAATGGGACGCAGCTCATTTATCTGAATTACAATCTAATTGGGATGAAGATAATGCTGAGAGTGAAACTGAATCTGAAAAAATTACTAGATTAGGTGCAAGACCTACGTCTTATTCCTCATAGGAGAATAAATGGCAAATTATGAAGCTACAAGATATGATTACGACGGTGGTAATATCACCGGACTTGTAGGAATTCCAACGGCAACTATTATACCGTGGTCTTCTTCTTCAGTGCCAACAGGTTACTTAGAATGTAATGGTGCGAATGTTTCAAGATCAACTTACGCAACTTTATTTGCAGAAATAGGAACTACTTACGGTGCGGGAGATGGATCAAGTACTTTTGGTTTACCAAATTTACAAGACAACGTAGCACTTGGAAAATCTGGTACTAAAGCTTTAGCATCAACTGGAGGTGCAAACGCAACTGCAAACTCTGGAAATGTTGGTGGATCAACAGCTAATGCAACTTTATCAACAGCGCAACTTGCTTCTCACTCTCATGGTGGATTTCAACTTGGTCTGGCAGATTCCATGTCTACTCAATATTGGCAAAGATTTAGTCAACAACAAAGATCTCCTTCTAGCAATAGCACTGGTTCTGGACAAGGTCACTCTCACAACATGAGTGCTACTTTTACAGGTGATTCAACGTCTGTTGTACAACCTTATTTAACAATAATTTATATTATAAAAACTTAGGGAGAAATGAACTGTGTCTAATTACGAAGCAACTAAATACGATTTCAACGCCGCAAATCTTACAGGCATTGAATTAATTCCTACTGCAACTATAGTGCCTTGGACTGCTGCTTCTATTCCAACAGGTTTCTTAGAGTGTAATGGTGCAAATGTTTCAAGATCAACTTACGCAACTTTATTTGCAGAAATAGGAACTACTTACGGTTCAGGCGATGGTTCAAGTACTTTTGGTTTACCAGATTTACAAGATAAATGTTGTATTTCAAAATCTGGTACTAAAGCTTTAGGATCAACTGGAGGCGCAAACACTGTAACCGCAACTGGAAATGTTGGTGGTTCTACAGCCAATGCAACATTATCTACGGCTCAACTTGCTTCTCACTCTCATGGATTAGGATCTGGAGGTGGTACACCTGGAGGTGGTAATAACGCTTTAGGATCTGCTCAATCAGGAATAGCTAATAGTAATTTATCAAGCACAGGATCTGGACAAGGTCACTCTCACAACATGAGTGCAAACTTTTCTGGTGATGCAACTTCAGTTTTACAACCTTATTTAACATTAATTTATATTATAAAAACGTAATTTAATGAAGCCACGCTACTATACTATAGCGTGTCCCTTTTTTAATTGGTGATATACCATGTGGATACATAAAATTACTTGGAAAAAATACGATAGATCCTTTATTTAATTTTAATCTTTTTATTTCTTTTTTCTGTTGATCTGTGAAAACTAAATCACCTCCTTCATAATCATTATTAAGGTTAATAATAACGCTAATTTGTCTTGGCCATTTCCACGAATCATCTGTATGAACATTGTATTTTCCTCCAGGTGGATACTTAAGTATATCTATTTGATTTATTTTTTTACTATCTACAAATGGAAATTTGACTTTGTAAAACATGTAAAGTCTTTCAATTTCTAATTTTATTAAATTAAAATAAAAAATATCAGTTTTATTATTAGATTTTAAAGTGTGTCCTTTAACGTTTCTTATATTAGTGTTTACACCCTCTTCGACTGTTAAATTTTTATTAGCTCTATTATCTATGAAAGGAATTATTTTTTTTATTAATTCAGGTTTTATGACTTTTTTTATTTCAACAATATATTCAGTATGATCCATTTTACCTTAACATCATCCAAGAAGTTAAAATATATTTTTCTCCAGATAAAGGAGGATTACCTCTATGTAGATATGGAAATCCAGCGGGCCAAATAACTATTCTTCCTTTTTTTGGTTTTACTCTTTTTGAAAAATGTAAAAATTCTGTTTCTCCACCCTCTTCAACATCATTTAAGTATATACTAAAAACAAAAGCTCTAGGTTCATTATCAAATCCTTTACCGTGTTCAATATGCCAAACGTGATAACCTTCCGTAGGTAAGGTTTTTTGAATTTTTAAAGAAGTAAAATAAAAAGGAACTCCATAAGCATCATCAGCTCCTACATTTTTAACATAATGATTCCAAGCTAAATCAAAATTTAACATCATTGTTTTTAACTCTTCCCACCATACATTCATATTATTTGGTGCTGCAAAGTATTGTTGATCTTGTTTTTGTAGAACAGATGCTTTTTCAAAACCTATTCTATTAATAGTATTATTAAATTTATTTTGATCTTCAAATAATTTAATGGCTTTATCACATTCCTCTGAAAGAATGTAATTATCATAAATTCCTATAAAATTATCTATATTAACTGTTTTATCTTTCATTTAATTTTTTTTTATAGTCAAAATGTTTATGTGGAGAAATATTGAATATTAAACTATATCTGTTTTTTTCTTCTTGAGATGTATCAAATCCATGTAGTATGTGAGGTGGAAATATATAATAATCTCCTGGTTCAGGATTTATTTTTAAATTTAATTCAGGAAGTATTAAATCACATCCTTTTGTTAAATATAAGATTCCATGAAGAGAAGGGTGAATATGATAATCTAAACTATCTCCTTTTTTTATTTCATTGCCCCAAGCATTTTCAATAGTATTTTTTTCTAAAAAATGTTCAAATATGTCAGCATGAGTTGTTTGATGTTTATTAATAAGAAAAGTCATAAAATTAATAAAATTAGATTTATTTACAAAATAATTCCAATCCGTCATTCCACCTTTTACGTTTGTATAATTTTCCATTTTTGGATTTAAATTATTTTTTACATCCATCATAAAATTATGAATAAGATCAGGGTAAGGATAATGTCCAATTATAATATTTACTGTTCTTGGATAAGTAATAAATAAAGAATTTTTTTCTTCTGCTAATGGGTTATTTTTATTAAATAAACTAATCATTTTGCGACTTTCATTCTCTGTAAAACTAATATATAAAGCACTATATGCTACAAAAATTAAATTTCAAGCCTGGTTTTAACAAGATGGTCACAGATTCAGGAGCTGAATCTCAATGGGTAGATGGTGATTTTGTTAGATTTAGATATGGATTACCTGAAAAAATAGGTGGTTGGAATCAATTATCTATTGCAGGTGAAACTTTACCTGGAGCAGCACGTGCTCAACACACCTGGACATCTTTAGCTGGTGAAAGATATGCAGCTATTGGAACTTCACAAGGTTTA